TATTTTAATTCTTAGAACCATATTACTTACTAAATCACCATTTCTTGATATAGTGCATGATGCTTTTTTACCAAATCCACCTGTAGAATTAAATCCTAACTCTACACTTTCTATAGCAAAATTTGTATGTCTTCTATAAACAACTTTGAAAAATGTAATCTGAGGATTACCTGTTAAATAAACGTCTTGCGCTCCATAAGCTACTAATTGCATAAGTCCTCCACCCATAATTAATTATATATAATAATAGAAGATAATTATTTTTGTTTTACGCAATATTTTTCTCAATAAATTCTTTAATAAAATTATCAGCTATAAATTCTTTGCGAAATTTTTTATCATTACTTGTAAATTCAAATTTATTTCCCTCCATAAATTTAACAGACCAACCGTTTAATATAGCATTATAAATGAATATCATCTTAAATAATTCTTTAGAATACATCTCTATATTTTCCATTAATATTAATTAATAATCTATTTAATAATTTAAAACGAAATAAAGACTTTTTCTTAAATATAGATTATTATTTAATGGAAACTTTTAAAAAAGTGAGAAAGAAAAAAAATAAAACACTCCCAATTAAAACTACTCTGAATCAAAAACACAAGAACAAGATAGATGTTTTTAATAAAAAAGAAAAGAATTTACCTAAACTAAAGGCTGAACTGAAAACACTAATAAAAAATAAAAATAGTTTAGAGAATAATGTTTCTGAAATTAATAGAGACAAGATTTTTAATTTAAATAACAAAATAAAAAAAACTGAAAACGAAATTAACTCAATTGAAAGTAAAAAAGAATATTATGACTATTTGTTAGATTCAAGTATGTTACTCTATGAATATAACGATATACCCTATAATACAAATGAAAATAAATCTATAATAGATTTTTTTTCGAAAAATAAAGAGACAAAAAGAAACAAGATTGAACCATCTAAAAAAAAACAATTAATGAATAAATTTATAAAATTGACAAATAAGGATTTTATTCCAACAACAGAAACAATTCTCCCTGAAAATTTAGATCTATGTAAAAATTGCAATGAACGAAGAATTGTAAAACAAAAAAAAGGACTTCTTATTTGTCCTAAATGTGGAACACTTGAAAAGATTTTAATAGATATTAATACTCCTTCTTATAAAGAGCCTCCGCGAGAAGTTACATATTTTGCATATAAAAAAATAAATCATGCTAATGAATTTTTATCACAATTTCAGGCAAAAGAATCTACTGATATAAGTGATAAAATATACAAACAAATTCTAAATGAATTAAAAAAAGAAAGATATTTAGATATTAATAAAATCACTGCTGATAAAGTAAGAGAAATTTTAAAAAAATTAGAATTAACAAAATATTATGAACATAGCCACTATATTATGAATCGGCTGTCGGGTAAACCTGCACCTATTCTAGATAATGTTTTAGAGGATAAATTGAGAAACATGTTTAAACAGGTCCAAGGTCCATGGTTAAAATATTGTCCAAATAAAAGAGCTAATTTTTTCTCTTATCCCTATATATTTTTTAAATTTTTCCAATTATTAGAAGAAGATAAATATTTACCCTATTGTCGTCTTCTTAAGTCTCGTGAAAAACTACACGAACATGATGAGGTATGGAAAAAAATATGTAAAGAACTTAATTGGCAATTTATACCGACTGTATAAAATAAAGCTTTATTAAAATATTTTTTTTATAAAGACTTATCTAAAATTTCTTAACCCATTTTTGGGAAACCTACAAGGTTGGCACCTAAACCGAAACCGGCACCTTGTCTGGCAGCACCGCCGATACTTGGGGCGTACATGTCTAATAAGGAAAAGACAGCGGCTGCGGTAATGGCAATCATTAAAACTTCTTCTAACTGCATTTTTTTGCTAGGAATAAAGTAGGCTGCGGCGGCGACGGCAGCACCCTCTACGAGATATTTTACAACTCTTTTTAAAATTTCTTGGAGATTGATAGCGTTGGTAAAGTGCGCGACTTCTTCGGTGAGATTTGGCATATTTATTATATAATATAATAAGAAAAAAATATTCCATATTAATAACAATTAATTTTAATAAAATACTTAAAGTTAATTTAATTTAAATTAATATTATGGCTACAGAAGATTTTCTAGAAGTGGATACTCCAATTGGGGGGCAAAATTATTGTTGTTTATCTTTTGTTTCACCAGAAGATACAATACGAGATAAAAATACTCAGTTTGTACATAAATTTCTAAAAACAATTGCTAAAAATTATGATTTAGACTCTGATTCTATTGTTGATAAATATAAAGATTTCTTATATATAAATGAAGATAAACTAGAAGAAGAATATAATTCTGAAAATGGTTTTCAAACAAGTGTAAGAGGTGTAAAAGTTAGAGGAACATATTCAACACTAAAAGAAGCACAAACTAAGGCGGCGAGACTACAAAAAATAGATCCCAATTTCAGTGTTTATATTGGGCAAGTAGGATATTGGTTACCATGGAATCCTCGCTCCGATAAAATTGAAGGTCAGGAATACGCCGAAGGTGAACTTAATGAGTTAGTTAAAAAATACCGAGAGAATCAAGAAAATAAAGATCTTCATTTTAGAGAAAATATTAATTACGTAAAAGAGCAACAGGCTAAGTCAAATGAAGAACATAAAAAAAAAGTTGCAGAACAACTAAATGATAGCTTAATGGGGGGAGAAGATGCTTGGTTGAAAAGAAAAAAAGAAGAATCTCTCGAAGTTGAGGAAATTGAAACAGAAGAAGTTCAGGTAAATACAAATTTATAATAGTTAGAAATTTTCTATAATAATTAATAAAAAAAATAATTTTCTTTATTAATTAAAAAATGCTCTGAACCGGCGTTCCTCTTTCAAGTAATATGTCTTTTTTTTCTTTCCATATTTGTGGATACTTATAAAATGGGACTCTGGGATATAAATGATGAATATTATGATATGTTAACTGATTGAATGTTAATAACGCAACCCATTTATTAATTTCTCCATCTGTTGAGAATAAACCGTGCGTCATATTTGTAATAGCATATTTATTATCCCTAATATCTGTTTCATAATATCTATGTGGTAAGTAATCAAATAAAACTGATAAAATTATTATTGCTATTGCTGATGGGATAATCCATAAAATCATTACATCTAAAAAATATCCTTTGGTGTATAAATAATATGTTATATATAAATTGAATAAAATAGATCCAGTGGTAATTACTAAAACACTTCCTTTATTTTTAATAGTTATATCCTGTTTTATTTCTGTAGTTATTTCTTTTAAATTAGAAATATCACATCTTTTATTATTAACTATCTTTTTCTTTAGTCTTCCATATAAAATTAACATTGTTTCATTAAAAAAATAATAAATGTAATTAAATATATGTGTGGTCCATCTAAAAAGCAGATGCCATTTATTTGTTATATTTCCTCCCGCATAATAATCGGGATCTTTATCTGGAATATTAGTAAACTGATGATGTCTTAAGTGAACAAATCTCCAAGCAGGAAATGGAGCAAAAAAAAACGGAACCCCTGCTATATATCCTACTAAATCATTATAAAAGTCATTATTTGATATTGTTTTATGACTCCCATCATGAATAACTGGAAATAATATATAATTAGCCATTATTGAAATAGGAATGGTAAAAAACAAATTATAACCATAAACTAATCTCAAAAATATTGAACTTAAAATAAAAAACATTCCCAAAGAAAAAAGTGCTAATGTTGGATACGCGACGCTTGTTTCCATCATTTAATTAAATTATACTATATATGTTTAAATAAATTTCTTGCGTAAAAATATCAAAATTTTAATATTAACTTTAATTAATTATGACTTTGGAACTAAAAAAGTTTAATATGGCTGGGTTACCTGATGGTAAGGTTATTGTATTTATTGGAAAGCGTGAAACAGGAAAATCATTTTTAGTAAGAGATTTATTATATTATAAGCAGGATGTACCTGTTGGTTGTGTGATAAGTGGAACAGAGGGAGCTAACTCATTTTATTCTAAAATAATTCCTGGTATATTTATACATAATCAATTTACAGATAAAGTAGTTCATAATTATATTAAAAGGCAAAAAAAAGCGGTTAAAGCTTCTCAGGAAAGTAGTCAAGTTGATCCAAGGGCTTTTCTTATTTTAGATGATTGTTTATATGATCCTAGTTGGACAAAAAATAAAGATATCCGAGCGTTATTTATGAATGGAAGACATTTTAAGAGTACTTTTATTATTACTATGCAGTATGCGTTGGGAATTCCCCCTAGTTTAAGAACAAATATTGATTATGTATTTATTTTAAGAGAAAATATTCAGGCAAATAGAAAAAGGCTATATGAGCAATATGCGGGTATGTTTCATAGTTTAGATATGTTTAATCAAGTTATGGATCAATGTACAGAAAATTTTGAGTGTATAGTTATTAATAATAATGCTAAAAGTAATAAATTAGAAGATCAAGTATTTTGGTATAAAGCAGATGACCATAGTTATTTTAAAATTGGACATCCTACATTATGGAAATATCATCAGAATAATTATAATCCTAATTATGATGATAGTGATGATGATGATTTTGTTGTTAAAAAAAGGAAAACCCTTATAAATATAAAAAAAATTTAATTAAAATTTGGGATTTCCCGTATCAAAATCTCCTAGTAATTTACTAAATTCAGTTTCAGAATTATTTAAAATTAGATAATTTAATCCACCTACTAAAAGACCCAATACTCCTAACTTTATAACCTGAAACTTTTCTAAATCTTTTTTTAATATTTTGTTGTGTACAACATATACAACAATAGTTAATACAACCGACGAAATCAAAACAACCAGTATATTCATTTTAATTTTTTAATGTATTTTAAAAAATTATAATAAACGCATATAATTTATTTATTTTAACACTACTCTTACAAGTGATGGAAAACACACACCTACAATTATAACTATAGCAGCTACAATAATAAATACAACAACTATACTCATTATATATTTATTGTATTTAAAAATCAGCAGCATCATCAAAAAAACTAAAGTTATTATCCATATTTGTATCTGCAGACTTAACTTCATTTAAAACAGACATTTCCTCAATTTGTGTTTGTGTTTCTGAAATAGAATCATCATCTTCTATTTGCGTTGTTGTATCAATAGGAGTAGTTTCTATTCTTGTTGAGGTATCAATTGATATCTCATCATATTCCCTATTATCAAATCTTTCTGGAGATAACTCTGGTTCTTTATTTTGTTTTTCTGAAATACTTATTGTTGAAAAATCTTTATTTTCAGATAATGTCTTTAAATTACCACCTAATTCGTGTTTTAATAATTGCCTTATATTATCTTTTGTATGTTCACTAATTACACTTGTAATATCTTCGTCTTCGTATTTTGCAAAATCCTTATCAATAAAATTTTTACCTAAATATTGTTTTAAGACCTCTTTTACCGGTAGTAAAATTCTAATAGTTTCTTTTATAGCTTCTACAATAACTTTTTCAGCCTCAATTATATTTCTTTGTAAATCTAAAGAATTATATCCTGTATGAAATAACCAAGGTTGTTTCCAAAAACTTCTAGCGCATTGTATATAAATTTTATGAACAAAATAGGATATTTTAGGTATATTTAAATCTATATTCTTTACCTTATTTTTAACTTTAATAGATGTTAATATCTTTGTGTGTGTAACAAATACTGCTGTAATTAAATCTTCTAAATAATCGCATTCACAGGTTTTTTTTATTTTTTTAACCTCTAAGTCTATTAATTCGTCACTCCATTTAGGCGTTTTAGATAAAAGTAGTTGAAATGTTTTAAGTGTATTTAATTTTTTATGGGATGATTTCTTTCTGGCTAAATTGTAAACAGCTCGTATACCATTATAAATAGGTTCTTTAAGAAAATCTGTTAATTGGTTTGTATATTCTTGTTTCGCATCAGCTAATACAGCTTTTGTATATTTATCCATTTGTTTATTTTATATTAGAAAACTAAAAAAATTTTAAAACGCATTACAATCTACTATGATAAGTGAGAGCTTGTAAATATGAGTCAGCTAAATCGTCTTTTTTAGAGTTTACTGTAAAAAAATTTAACCATGATTTATCATCATATTGTTCTAGAAAAT